ATCAGCAAGAATGTCTGAGTTTGGTGGTATGTGGAATTCTATGGTACCACAATAAAAAAGGGGAGACTCAGCGAGCCTCCCCTCCAAAAGTATTGCACTTTTGTTAGTCTTCCTCAGCCAACTGTTTGAAAAAGTCTAGGCTGTCATCAGAGGACTCATCACTCCAAGACACTTCTTCTTCTTTTGCCTTGGGTGCAGGAGCTTGACGAGACACACTTGGTGCTTCCATAATATTATCCTCGTCAACCTCAGAAGCAGTAGAAGATACTGCTGTTGCTCCAAGAACACGGTTGAGTCGAGTTTGCAACTCAGCAAATGTCTTGAAGTTCTTTGGATCCACAAACTCCTGGAGAGAGTATTGTGAAGACCAAATCTTTTCGAGTTCATCATCATCTTCAGAGAGAGCAGATACACTATCGAACTCGGACTTATCGTAGTTGCGATAACTTTCAACGTTACGAATCTTCATTTTGAAGTTGGCACCTTCCCAGAAATCAAATGGGTTGATTGGTGATTCATCTTCAAACTCAGGTGACATCATATCGTTAATCTTATCAAAGATTTTCTTGCCAAACTTATAGAGACGAACAGTACCGTCGTTCTCAGGATGAGCAGGGTCTTTAACAACATAAATGTTAGCGATATAGTTTAGACGCCGTTTCTGTTTACGAGCCTGTTCCTTACCAGCTTCGTCACCACGATTCCAAAGCATTGAGTTATACTCACCCACTGGATCTTTCTCGTTAAGAGTAGTGAGGGAGTTCTCAATGTACCAGCCACCTGGACCTTGAAAACCATGTGAGAATAGACGAACCCATGGAAGGTCTTCACCCTTTGGTGAAGGAAGAAAGCGAATTACGGCATAACCGTTACCAGCTTTATCGACTTCTGGTTGCCAGAACCGAGTATCAGCTCCACCACTTTGATTACCAGATTGAAGTTTATTTGTTTCTGCTACGATTTTATCATAAGCAGATTTAGAAGACCGCTTGAGGTCAGCAAAAGATGTAGTCATATTTTTATATTCCTTATATTCGATGTATATTTTATATTTCGGTTTGTCCACATTAACTCATAATCACTATATTAAACATACTATACTTAGTCTTAAATGTCAATCTTTTTTTCCTCTTTCTTTCAAAATATTATAAAAAAATGTTTCATTGTTTGGTAAGTTAAGTCGAACTTCAAGGTCTTTAACACGCTCTCGGAGTTCTCTCAACTCCCCAACATAGCTTTCAACTTCATTATTCACAATAACTTCCTGTTGCTACTGGGGATACTGTTAAGTCATCATTTACTTGTTTAAAGTAAACGGTATCACCAACTTGCAATGGAAACATGGGACCTATAAAGGCTCTACTTTCATCCGACGCTGGATTTACAGATACGGTATGACAACCAACAAATTCATAGTTAGCTTCACCTTTTTTGTATGTGGGAGTGAATCCACAAGCACTCAGCATAGCAATCGCAAATGCTGAAATAATAATTTTCATAGTAATATTTCCTTCGTTATCTTTTTACATTTATCAAGGTCATATTGAATAAACGACCTATACTTATATATGAGACGTTTCTTTTCATCCCAGATAATATCATCTAACTTTGCGTTCCAATATCGAGTGAACCGAAGAATGTCATCAAGGATAATTACAGTTTCCAAACTAATCTTATTCTGTAGAAGCAATCGAAGAAGAATAGGGTGATTGCCATCTTCTACCAATACAAGTTGATTGCATGATATATCATTCGAAAGGCAGTAATCATAAAGTAGAGATAGCTCATTACTATAATTATAACTAATAGACTCTTTATTTTTTCGCCAAGTTGCATAGTTATCTTCGCTTTCTTGAGACACTAGACTTCCAATCCAGTTGTCTCCATTAATAATAAAGTTACTGACAAAGAACTCAACCAGTTCATCTTTGCTATACTTCTTTTGGAGCTTTCGAAAGAAGAACTTATCTTTTCTTTTTAAAAACGATTCAATTTTAGCTTTGACCTTACCATTGTATTTGAAATAATCGTAGCTACTCGTGAAGTGTTGCTTCAGAGCAAGGTAAGTCTTATACGCATCGAATCCTTCATTTACATCATACATAATCATACTGGCAGACTGTTAATCTTTTCCTTCATCATATTGAGTTTGCTTGCTTCGTAAGCAATGGTGTCTTTAATTTTAGAGTTGATCAGTTTTGCCGCCGTTTCAACCTCAATTTCATTTTTCTCGCAATACCATACGATTGCATCCATATATGATATTTTAAGTTCGTTTGATATTTCTTCAATTTTAATTGAGAACGATTTTGTATCGAGCATTATTTTTCCCATCTATAGAATATGTGACTGTCAATTTTAGTTGTGCGTGTTTTCGTTGCTGCCCATGCTGGCTTAACATAGTCTGCATGATAGTGAGTTGCACCATCTGTAATATCTACTACAAACTGTGTTATAATGATATCTGCAAGTTTAGTAATTTCCATAAACGTATCAAAGTCTTTTACAGTATCAGATAAACCATCACAATACCAACTGAACTGGCAGCGGTGTTTAATTGGATATTCTTTTGTTTTATCTGTCCAAGAGACTCGTGTTGGACCTTCCATTACAACTTCGCATATTGTGTTTGGATATCGATGGTCATTCACACGATTGATTGTGACAAGAGCAACTGCCATTTGACCAGCAATAGATTGATTTCTTGCTTCATGATAGATATTCATGGCAAGACAAATCAACTCTGGGTCGGGTTTTTCTTCTACTACAACAACAGGTTCCGGCTCGGGTTGCACTTCTTCGACAATCGGAACAGCCTCTTTATTCTCTGCCTTTGCTAAAATATGATTCGTACCAAAAGCAGCAACTCCGAACACAATCGGAACAACAAATAAGAGCGTTTTCATTCACTTTCCTTCTCACTGTATAACTCATTATATAATAGAAATGTAAATATGTCAACCTTTATTTTGCGATTGCTGATAAAGGATTTGTTAGTGCTTTGTTAATCTTACTATCAACTTCTTTGCGGAACTCTCGAATATCTTTATCCATTTCTCGTTGCGCTTGTTTTGTCTCTCGTTCAACTTGATTAACAACTTTATCCATTTGACGGATATCGCTCTTGAGGTCATTCTTAATGTCACGAGTATAATCCGATGCTTCAACAACAGAGTTCTTAATTGTATTAACTTCTGTCTTTACGGATTCCATTTCTTTTGTCATAAGATCAATGCGTTTATCAAACCCAGACAGGTCAGGTGCTGTATATTCCTGAATCGCTTCTTTCATATCCATATAATCTTTATAAAACTCAAATCCACCCCACAGACCACCACCAAGCGTACCGAGTAAAGGTATTAGTAGCAGTAGTTTGCCACCACGAATAGTAGCACCACCAATTTCTATTTCCGACATTTCTATCTCCCGTATTGTGAACTGATTAAGTCATTCATCATTTCACTTTGGGCACCTTCGAATAATGAAGCAGCGGGATCAATCAACTGTGGTTCGTTGTATATAACGTCTGATTGATACCATGTAGAATTATCTGTTAGACTTACTGTATCTTTATAATTTGCACCAATAGCATTCATTAGCGCAAGTTGTGTTGCCTGAGACGCAGGACTATTATCCATTTTCTGAATAATTGCTGTAACAATCTTAGTAGCAATCTTTTGTTTTGTCTCTTTTTTATCGTCTTTATCTTTTGATTCGGACTTGTTATCTCCATCATTCTTACTATCGCCATTCCCATTATTTTCAGTCTCGCTTTCCTGTGTGTTTTCCTGTGTGTTTTCAGATTCGCTTGACGCTTCTGGCTCACTCGTTGTTTCTGGCTCACTTGACGCTTCTGGTTCTGGTGCTGCTTCTGCAACCTCCACCTGCGCTTCGACTTGTGCTTCGACTTGTGCTTCAATCTGAGCTTCAACTTGCTCTACCTGCGCTTCAACTTGAACTTCCTGTACGCTTGGTGCAGGCATATCCATCTGTGGTGTTTCAATACGAATCTCTGGTATGTCAACCGATGTTGTGACTGATACTTCTGGAGAACCACCGCCTGAATCTGTGTTGACCTCTACGCTAAACGACTCAATCTCTGCTCCCATTGAATCTGTAACATTCACTTCGAATGTATCAGTAGGTGCTGCTGTATCGGCTGCAATATCAACTGCAACATTAACAGCATCCTGTATCGAATCAAGAACAGCCTGTGTTGTATATGTTAGATTTAAAAACGCATTATCCAATGCAGGACCATAAGTTCCTGATGTATATCCGCTATCGATTCCAAAAAACTCTAGTGTTGCAAGGGCAGATGTGTAATTATTTTCAGGTATCGTTTGAGAGAAGTCATATGTTGACGTGTCCCATCCTGTCCATGTAATCTCTTCATATTCATGTTCAAATTTATGAAGTTGATTACCAGAAGCATCATTAATTGTTAACGTAATACTAAACGTGTCTCGGCAATCACCCTTTGTAGCAGAACACGAAGGAACATATGCGTTTGATGAATTGCTGAAAATGTCACCACCATATTCGATATCAAATCCAGCGTTAACTTGATCTTGTGACATTTCATCGAATAGGTCAATCGTTTGTGATACAGTGCCACCACCTGTAGACTCATTGCCTGATTGAATTGCATTACCACCATATGGTCCACATGTATCGCATACAAATCTCTCACCTGACGTATCCCAACCAGGAACATTTTCGGTGTTTGTAGATGCTTCGAAACCAGGATTGGTCAAAAGATTCTTAGTTGTTTCTGTTTCTTGTGCATCAGAGTATGATGGGTATACCAAAGAACAGACCACCAATGAATAGAGCAATACCAACAACATGCATTGTTGTAATTCCATCACCTTGTGTTTCATGCGAATCATCATCGACATAATCGTCTACCGGCCGGTCTGATAATCGTTGTTCTGTTTCGGCTCTGTCAACTTTTTTTTTGATTCTATCAATTGAGAACCAGAAGGAACATCATTTGGATTTTCATTCCATGCAGCAAGAGCATCGGTACCAATCTTACCCTTGTAAGGACAAGGAGTACCAGCCATTAGCATTGCATCGAATACACGAGCATCTTGACAGAGAGTAGAGACGGCAGCGACCTTCATTCCCATTGCATAAAGAGAACGAGAGAGTTTGAGTCGTTCACAGTTTTCATCTGTAACTGTTACACCACTCGCAATACCAAGAATTTGTGTTTGTACACCAGCACTATATGCGCTCTTACAAACATCGTTATTGTTAACGACGATGCTTGGAGCACTTGCTGTAGGTGGTGTTTTATCAATGACTGTTGTTCCAGTCGTTGAGGTAATTGTATCTGCTGCATTGGCTGCGGTCGTCACGAGAGTCATAATCAATGCCACAGCCACAATTGTTCTGTTGAACATAATGCGACTCCCGTATAAAATAATATTCGTACTATTTATATTATTTGCTAGTTTTTGTGCGCCGTTTTCGAGTACGTTTTGGTTTTTCTTCTACTACAGGTTCGTCTAGGTGTTTTTCAACCTGCATGTAGTAGTTAATATTACGATAGATTGATTCTTTAATAAATTCATCTTTTGTGCATTTCTTCTTGTCCATAATAAATTCAATAGCCTGATTGATTTCTGGATCAAGAGTAACGAGATGCCCCATATTTTTAGGAGAACTCTTAGTTGTAATCGTAATTGCCATATTATATCTCACTCTTTAATATATTAAAAAGAGGGACTAACCGTGGTCCCTCACGCACTTATTAGGTAGTGACCCCTCACTTATTTATTACATGCACAAGTCTTCATATTTAATCTGTGCAGACCTGCGAAAGTTGTTGATATTGCAAGAATTGTTTGATCTTGTAAACATTCTTTTTAAAAAAGAAAACATGATTTAATCTTTCTTGTTAACAAATTCTTGAAGGCGTTCAGCCTGTTCAACAATTTCTTCAGGTGTGAAC